GAAACAATAAGTCTGCCAATAGTATTTCAGATAAAGACGTGGAAAAAGCTAAAACCATGAAAAAAGGTGGTGTAGTTAAGTATAAAAGTGGTGGAGCCGTGGGCAACACTACAAGTAACTTTAAGGGCTGTTATTAATGCCAAGAGTAGGTAAAAAACATTTTAGCTATTCTAAAAAAGGCAAGCAAGCTGCCAAAAAGTATGCTAAGAAGACAGGTAAGAAAATAACAAAGAAGAAGAAGTCATGAGTAATGGTGATAAGGACGGTAACGAGATTAAATTTGATAAAGATGGCAAACCCATTATACAAATTGACAAACCGATTCCTAAATGGCTTCAACAATTGTTAAGAGATGTTAGAGAAAATAAAAATCCTCACAGAAAAAAGGGTGGTATGATCAGATTGAGATATGGTGGCCCTGTTAGTTTTAAAGGAACGTACTAGTGGCAGAAGAACGTATACCAATGGCATCCCTTGTGGATTCTGGTTTAGTTACTGAGGGAGAGCCAGATGAAGCGTCTGTAGAAGTAAATATTGATGTACCCCAGGATTTTGAAGGGGGAGCCGAGGTTATTGATGACGGGCAGGGTGGAGCCATTGTCCAAGCTCTTATGGGGCAACAAGCAACGGAAGTGATGGCAGAACCCTATGATCACAACGCTAACCTAGCTGAAGCCTTAGATGATGCTACTTTAGGCGAATTATCCTCTGAAATGAGGGCTTCTTTCGAGGAAGACCAGGAATCAAGGTCCGAGTGGGAAGAAACCTATACCAAGGGACTAGATCTGCTTGGGGTTCAGGGAAGTGAGAGAACAGAGCCTTTTGAGGGAGCAAGTGGGGTAACACACCCATTAATCTCTGAATCGGTGACCCAGTTCCAAGCACAGTCATATAAAGAGCTATTACCGTCTGGTGGCCCTATAAAAACACAGATTTTGGGGGAAAAGACCCCGGAACGTGAGGCACAGGCGGGTAGAATAAAAGAATTCATGAATTACCAAATAACTGAGGTAATGGAGGAATTCGACCCGGACACAGACCAAATGCTGTTTTACCTACCTTTATCTGGGTCAACCTTCAAGAAAGTCTACTTTGATGCCCCGAAACAGAGGGCAGTATCGAAGTTTATCCCCGCCCAGGACTTGGTTATTCCTTATTCCGCAAGTGATGTTCAAACAGCGTCTCGCGTAACTCATGTTTTGAGGATGGACGAGAATGAACTGCGTAAACTACAGCTTGGTGGTATTTACAGGGATCTAGATCTATCGTCTGGAGACGAAGATTCTACTACTGTGCAAGACAAAGTGAGTGAATTAGAGGGTGTAACTAAGGGTTTTTCAGAGGAAACACATACTATTTTAGAGTGCCATTCCGACCTCGACATTGAGGGTTTTGAGGACATGGGCATGGACGGACAGCCAACAGGTTTGAAACTGCCTTATATTGTGACATTACACAAGGACAGTGGAGAAGTACTGGCGATCCGTAGGAATTACGCTGAAGGCGATCAGCTAAAGAAAAAACTGCAATATTTTGTTCATTACAAGTTTATGCCTGGTCTAGGGTTCTATGGCTTCGGACTTATTCATTTGCTTGGTGGACTAGGCAGAGCGACTACAAGTATTTTAAGACAACTAATCGATGCCGGCACACTTGCTAACCTTCCTGCGGGATTTAAGGCACGGGGCGTAAGGGTACGGAACGACGATGAACCATTACAACCAGGAGAGTTTAGAGATATCGATGCTCCGGGGGGCAATATTCGCGACGCGATAATTCCTCTCCCCTATAAGGAACCCTCTGGTACACTTGCGACCCTCTTGGCTTCCCTTGTTGACAGTGGACGACGCTTTGTGTCGATTGCTGATGCAAAGATGTCAGAAGGAAATCAACAGAACGCCCCTGTAGGAACAACAGTAGCCTTACTGGAACGTGGCATGAAGGTCATGTCTGCTATTCATAAAAGGCTTCATTACGCACAGAAAATGGAATTTAGACTTCTTGCGAGAATTTTCGCAGAGAATCTTCCTCCCCTCTATCCTTATGAGGTTGCGGGAGCGGAACAGCAGATAAAGGCAACGGACTTTGACGCGAGGGTGGACGTATTACCTGTAAGTGATCCAAACATCTTTTCTATGGCTCAACGGGTTACATTGGCACAAACACAATTACAACTTGCCCAATCGAACCCACAGATTCATAATTTACATTCGGCATATAGACGGATGTATCAAGCTTTGGAGGTACAAAACATTGAGGAGATTCTTCCCCCGCCACCGCAACCACAGCCAACTGACCCTGCCATTGAGAATGCGAGAGCCTTGGCGGGTGAGTTACTACAAGTATTTCCGGAACAAAATCACGATGCTCATATATTGGTACATACTACCTTTATGCAGACACCTTTGGTAGCAACGTCACCACAAGTCATGGGCACATTTTATTCACACCTACAGGAACACATAGCCCATAAAGCAAGGGCACAGGTAGAAAAAGAAGTAAACGAGGCTGCGAAAGAGCTACAAGAAGGTGTACAGCGAGGAACAATCGATCCAGTAACTGGACAAACATACATGAACGAACTAGAACAAGGAAGTACCGACCCCGCCTCCATTGAAGAAAGGGTCGCTCAAATTGAAGTACAGCTAATGAAGGAGGTCATGGCTGCGGTTGCCCCACCGCAACAGGTGCAGGAAGATCCACTCGTTAAGATACGAATGCAAGAGCTTGCTATCAAACAACAGCAAACAAAGAACGATGCTGACGTAGAACAAGCGAAGCTACAGCTTGAGCAAATGAAAATGCAACAACGAGCTGCAACCGACTCTGCAAGACTAGAATTGCAAGAAGAGATCGCTGACGACAGAAATCAAGTAAATAGAGAAAGAATAGACGTACAAAGGCAGTCAACGCAACAACGAGGCTAAAATGTTTGACCCTATTACGATCTCGGTTGCTGTTAGCACGGCATCTACCGCCTTTGCGGGTATTAAACGTGCGTTTCAAGCAGGGCGTGATCTTGAATCTATGTCCCAGGATCTATCTAGATGGATGGGGGCAGTCAGTGATGTAGACGCAGCACATAAGTCTGCTAAGAACCCTACTATGTTTCGTAAGGTGTTCGGTGGGGGAACCGTGGAAAGCGAAGCGATTGAGGCATTTGCCGCTAAAAAAAAGCTTGAAGAACAGAGATATGAGTTAAAGCAATTTTTGATGTTTACCCACGGAAGTAAGAGTTGGGACGAATTATTGCAGATGGAAGGTCAAATCCGTAAGAGGCGGCAGAAAGAAATTTATGATAGAAAGATACTACGGGAGAAAATTATCGGTTATGTCTTACTTACAGTGGTTTTGGGTCTTGGTCTTGGTGTTTTGGGTACTTTTGTATACACTCTTATGGGCATCGACAGAGGATGGTGGAAGTAAGTGTGTACGCAAGGATGGTGGACAATACACGTTTGAATGGTTGTGTGCATCTGAGGGTGTGGTATATTTAGCACAGTCTGATAAGATAAAAAATTGTTATACTTGCTTTTTAAAGAAATTCAGTGATTGGACATGGGAGCAAGAAAAAAGATTGGGGATGAGAGAAGACCCAAAGTACATAACCTGTAGGAGATATAAGAGGAAACAGGCTAAGAATGGACAACAAGTATGTATATACAAGGGAGCTAACGATACATACACACTAGTCGTAGAGGGGAACTGCCCAAATGAATATCGTTGTAAGTATGACCCTAATGGAAAAGAACCAAATATTGACAGTGTAGTAGATTCGTTGAATGATAGCTTTAAATAAGGATTAAAATGAAACAGAAGACATTTGAAAAAAATTCTAAATTAGCTAAAAGTCTAGATACTAATGGTGATGGTATCGTTACAGACAGAGAACTGATGATGAAGGAACGTATGGTACGTCTGGACAACCAGGATAAAAAAGAAGATCAACAAAGATATATGGTGTGGTTTTCTGCGATATCTGTTACACTATTCATTGTTATATTGATGTTGCCTATTGTACCACTTGATCGTGTTGACCATTTATCGAATATAGCCCAGACATGGGTTATTAGTAATATGGGGATAATTGGAGCTTTTATCGCTAGTAATGCTTTCAAGAAGAATGGAGGGGATAAACATGAACCTATTTGATTTACCACTATGGCGAATGCCTAAAAAGATATTAACCGATACAACGAATGGCATTATGTCATGTTTAAGGAAACGGAGAGAATTAATGATAAAATATATAAGAAGACTTTGGTGTGCTGTGCTCAATAAGAAGTGTGACGTTTGTAAGTGTAAAGAGGCAGAGTAATGCTTTCGACAATACTTAGTTCCGTAGGAAGTCTTGCGAGTTCATATATTGAAGGCAAGACGGCTATACAGAAGGCAGAAGCGACTATCCGCATGAAAGAAGCGACAGGCGAGATAGATTGGGATTTAGCTGCTATAAGGGCATCGCAAGGCTCGTGGAAGGACGAATGGCTTACACTTTTGTTTAGCATTCCTCTAGTACTGAGCTTCTGCGGTAAGTGGGGTAGGGCTGTAGTGGCAGAAGGATTTGAAGCGTTAACAGGGATGCCTCAATGGTACCAGGTTGCGTTAGGATCTATCGTTGCCGCAAGCTTCGCCACCCGTTCCGCTGCCAAGTTCTTTGGTGCAAGGAAAAAGAAATAGGCAAAGACAATACTTTTCATTACCGCCCGTACATGGTCGTCGGTCGAGTTGTTACTTGCGATATCTGTAAACATCAGTATATTGGCAGTGGGTGTGTTTTTTGTGAAAAGACTCACACCCACCAAGAATCTGTTGCGTGGACAGATGAAGTACTTAAACAACAGGAGAAAAAAGATGACGTTCAGACTATCTCAAAGAAGCTTCCAGAAACTAGCAGGCGTAAATGAACAGTTACAAGATACTGTTAAAAAAGCTATTGAACTGACGAAAATCGACTTCGGAGTTATTTATGGGGTGAGGACATTTGACGAGCAAAAAAAGCTCTATGATGCCGGAAGATCCCAGACGATGAACTCAAAACACCTTTTACAAGATGACGATACTGGTCACGCTGTGGATTTAATGGCGTACCAAGACGGAGATCCTTGTTGGGAAATCCAGGTGTACGATGAGATAGCTGATGCTATGAAAGAAGCTGCTGTCAGAACCGATTTGAAAATTCGTTGGGGCGCTGCATGGCAGATAGATGACCTTCGTGCTTGGGAAGGAACAGCCGAGGATGCAATGAACGCATATGTTGATTTACGTCGCTCTCAGGGAAGGCGGCCGTTCATCGATGGACCCCACTTTGAGATAAATTAAGGACTAGATGTATGGATGTTGTTGACTTTGCGAAATATTTGTATAATAAATTTGATGAGAGAGAAAAAAATATTGCACAAGATCTAGTATTAGGAAATATAAAAGATTGGAATCAATATCAACATTTAGTAGGAGAGGCACGGGGACTCTCGCTTGCTAAAGAAGAAATCAAGTCCCTGCTGGAGAATAGAATAGAAGATGCCGAGCAAATTATTAGTTCCTGACTTTTACAAAGTCCCTGACAAAGAACCAAACCTCCCCTTAAAAGACAGATTACCACAACCCACGGGTTGGAGACTTCTTGTTATGCCCTATAAAGGTAAAGGCAAAACAGAGGGAGGAGTACTTATGCCCGAAGATGTTGTTCAAAGAGAGGCGTTAGCCACTGTTGTTGCATACGTCGTGCGGGTAGGCCCTTTAGCATATAAAGACAAGGAAAAGTTTTCTGAGAACGAACCTTGGTGCAAGGAGGGTGATTGGGTCTGCATAGGTCGATATGCGGGTGCACGTTTCAAGATCGAGGGTGGCGAAGTTCGTATTATTAACGATGACGAAGTTATTGCTACGATTCAGCACCCCGACGATATTTATAGTCTTTAGGAGATATTATGGAACAGGAACAGAAAGTAGAAGAAGCTGAGACAGTAGAGGTAGAGGTAGAAGCACCCTCTATTAAAGAGCAACAGTCTCAAGAAGTCGAAGTCGTCGAGACGAAAGAAGAATCAAAAGAGACGAAAGAAGAACCCAAAGAAGACGAACTGGACAATTACAGTACTAAGGTTCAGGCTCGTATAAAAAAGCTTACGGAGAAGTATAGGAAGGAAGAGAGAGACAGAGAAGAAGCTGTCCGAATGTCCCAGAAACTCCTTGAAGAGAATAAACACCTTAAACAACGTGTTGGAAACCTTGATAAAGGGTATTTATCTGAGTACGGAACTAGGCTTGAATCGCAGGAAGACCAGGCGAAAAGAGCGTATTCCGAGGCCCACCAAGCCGGGGACTCAGAAAAAATGTTCGAAGCTCAGAAAGCATTATCAAAGATTACCATAGAGCAGGAACGGTATAGATTAGCTAAAGATAAAATCGAAACCTCCGAAGCTCAACCCGTTGAAACCCCACAACAACAGCCACAACAGAAGGTTGATGTATCTCCGAAGGCTAAAGACTGGGCTGAGAAAAATGTGTGGTTTGGGGATAACGAGATAATGACTCAGGCTGCATTTGTATTACATAATAAATTAATTCAAGAAGAAGGGTTTGACCCGGAGAGCGATGAGTACTATAGTGAGATTGACAGACGTATGAGATCAGAGTTTCCTCATAAGTTTGAAAAGAAAACGAGCAACGGAGCAACGGTCGCTTCTGCGAACTCCACAGCGTCTCGTACACAACAGAAGCGAAGATCGGTAAAACTATCGCCTTCTCAAATAGCGATAGCTAAAAAACTTGGAGTACCTCTCGAAGAGTACGCAAAATATGTGAAGGACTAAGACATGACAGATAGAACACCGAGAAAAGAACAGACCCGTGAGACAACATCACGCAGAAAACCTTGGCAACCACCAAACAGGTTAAATGCACCTGAACCCCCAGAGGGCTATAAGCATCGATGGATTCGCATATCCACTCGTGGAGAGGACGATAAAGTTAACGTCCATGCGAAGATCGACGAAGGGTGGGAACCAGTACGAGCAGACGAATACCCCAATAGGGACGTGCCGACCATTGAAGATGGAAAGTATGCAGGAATAATAGGAACAGGTGGATTAATGCTTGCAAGAATGCCTCTCGAAACAGTCAGTGAGAGAAATGATTTTTATCGAGGTAGAACTCGTGAACAAATGACTGCGGTTGATAGCGATCTAATGAAAGAGCAGCATCCTTCGATGCCAATCACAAATGATCGACAGACTAGAGTTTCATTCGGGGGTCGCAATGAGTCCCCTAAAAATTAACGCTTTTTAAAGGAGTAGAAATCCAATGGCAAATTCAAATGGTGCATTTGGACTTAAACCTATCGGTAAGGTAGGTATGAATACCAACAGCACTGGTGCGTCTGGATACACATTCTACGAAATCGCGAACGGCAACTCTAATGCAATCTATCAAGGTTCTCCTGTAATTCCATTAAGTACTGGCTATATTGATATTGTTGGTGCTGCGGCAGGGGGAACTGTTGGATTGCTTGGCTCGTTCCACGGTTGTGAGTATGTGTCTTCAACTACCGGTGAGACGGTATATTCCAATTATTGGCCCGGATCTGGTGCAGATAGCAACCACCCGGTCAAAGCTTGGATACATGACGATCCTCTTCAACTATTCTTAGTTGCGACGGATGCTTCATGGACAAGTAAGGCAACAGCGAGAGCTGCTGTCTTCGCAAACGCTAATTTTTCATCAGGTACTTCTGGGTCTACCACATCAGGTATGTCTTCAGGTGCCTTGGCGATTAGCACAATAAATACCACTAACACCTTAAATATGAGGATTATGGGATGGCAAGAAAACCCGGAGAATGCAGATTTTGCTGCAGCGGGTATTGGAGCCGTTGTTCGATTGAACAATCACTATAACTCTCCAAATGGTGCTATCGCAGGTGGTACTGTTTCAACAACTGGTGTATAAGGAGACTAGGTAATGGCTATTTCAAGAGCACAACTCGCTAAAGAGTTAGAGCCTGGTCTAAATGCTTTATTTGGCATGGAGTATTCCAGGTACGAAAACCAACATTCTGAAATCTACACAACAGAATCTTCTGATCGAGCATTCGAAGAAGAAGT